AACGGCGGCTGGAGCCTGCTCGCCTACGGCAACGGCATGTACATGCTGGTCGCCGCCAACACCGCCACCTACCTGACCTCGCCCGATGGGATCACATGGACGGTGCGCTCCCTACCCGTCTCGTCCAACTGGGGCGGCCTGGCCTACGGCAACGGCGTGTGGGCGCTGTACCCAGCGGGTTCGACAACCTCCTACACCTCGACGGACGGCGTCAACTGGACACCGCACACAGTGACCTCGTTCTCCGCGGTCGCGGGGCTGGTCTTCGGCAACGGCGTATTCGTTACCGCGCCGCCCAACACCGGCCTCGTATACAGCTCACCGGACGGGGCCACCTGGACGTCACACAATATCCTGGCCGGCTACGCCTGGCAGCTCGTGGCGTTCGTCAACGGCGCATTCCTGTTGGCCGCCTCCAACAACACCACGATGCCTTACTCGACCGACGGGCTGACTTGGGGCAGCAAGACCTCGGCGTCGATCATGAACTGGACGTCGATCGCTTACGGCAACGGCCGATACGTGATGACCTCCAGCTACGCCGGCACCAATAACGTAGTGACCTCCACCGATCTTACGACGTGGAACACCACCGGCGGCTCCCTACCTGCGATCGGGGGCTGGCGGCTGAGTTTCGGCGGCGGGACGTTCGTGGCGCTGCCTGCCAACCTCAGCGTGTACGAGGGCACTTCCACCGACGGGCTGACCTGGACCCAGCGGCTCCTACCGGGCACCTCGAACTCGGCAACGGTCGACGTGTACAAGAGCCCAGCCGCATCCAACACCGCCGGGGCCGACTGGTACCTGCTGCTACGCCGCAGCGGGGACGCTACCGGTAGCACCATCTCCTACTCGGTCGCCGAGGGTTACGACGTCGCCAGCCATAAGGCCAGCGCGGTCAGCGGCGACGTAGGCACGGCGGCGCCGATCCCGGCCCTGCCCGGCTACACCAACCCGATGTCGCCGATGATCGCCGACCAGGTGTACCTCGCCAGCGCCAACTTCGTCCCGACCACTGCGGCGTTCCCCTGGTGGTGCTCCGCCACCCCGGATCGGGTCATCATCGCTATCAAGACCAGCGGCGGCGAGGCGGGCTGTTACTGCGGGCTGTACGACGATTTGCTACCGGCCGGGGTGACTGGGATGCCGCTGGCGGCGGCGTTGCTGCCGACCTCCGGAACCGCGACGTTCGCGATCGGCAGCGGCTCGCTAGCGGTCGGCGGGTTCACCAGGGAGCCGCTGCAAAACCAACCATCGAACCAGAACTTTATGGCGATGGTGCACAACAACTACTGGGTGAACGCCAACTCGATCCCGCAGGGCTTCCTGCCGCTGACGGGACCGACGCCGCTGTACGGCAACCCGCAGATGATGTCTCGGGTGCCTATCGGTTCAGCCCGCACAGTGACCAACCTCGGCGACGCGCTGCGGGGCCTGCTGAAGGACTGCTACCTGCTGTACGGGGTGACTACCGCTGCGGGAGATACCACGACGGTCGGCGGTAAGACCTACTGCCGGTTCGTGGGGACCGCCACCACGAACGCCATCTTCGTCGACCAGGGAGTGTGAGCCGTGGCAACGGTGACCTCGACCGGCCTGTGGACGGTAGCCGACCAGTCGGCGCTGGTGCGCGGGCAGCCGGTATACGGGCAGACGCAGGCGCCGATCCCGGCCTCGACACCCGTACAGCAGGGCCTGCTGCGGTGGCTGGCCCCGGCGACCACGACGGTCCCGAACGCGGCCGTCGTGACCCGGGCTCCCGTTATCCCCTGACCGCCGTCCGTTTAGGGCACCACCGCGCTCCCGCACGCGCCGACCCCCGGAGGTAAGCACTCATGCCACTCGTGTCGGTCGACCAGCTCGGTGGGTACCTCAAGCGCACCTTCGACGACTCCGAGACGTTCACCGCCCAGCAGCTCCTCGACGGGGCGGCCGGCGCGGTCGTCGAGTACTGCGGTTGGCACATCGCGCCCGTGCTGTCGGAGACCATAACGGTCGACGGGACCGGCACCCTGATTCAGGTCTTGCCGACGCTGAACCTGCTCTCGCTCGACACGCTCACCGAGAACGGCCGGGACGTCAACCTGAACCTGGTCGACTGGTCGACGAACGGTGTCCTAGAGAAGCGGGGCGGCGGCTGGTGGACCGAGCGGCGGCGCGGCATCGTCGCCGGAATCACCCACGGCTACCCGGCTACCCCGTCCTGGGTGACGACCCTGATCTGCGCAGTCGCCGGCCGGGCGTTCAACTCCCCGCTGGGCATCCTGACCGAGACCGCAGGAGGTGAGTCGGTCACCTACACCGTGCCCCGCCCGCCGGTACTGGTCACCGCGCCGCCGGGAACCGTGGCGCTACTGCCCTTCGAGAAGCACATGCTCGACCGCATCCGGATCCCGCTGGGCGCCTGATGATCTCCTTCCACCAGCAGACCGTCGAGGTACTCACCGGCGCGCCGACCACCGACCGGTACGGCAACGCGGCCCTCGACTGGACTAGCCCGAGTGTGGCCGTCGTGTCGGGCTGCCGGGTCTTGCCCGTGACCGGCGCCGAGGTACTAGACCGGGTGACCCAGCGATGGATGCTGTTCGCCCCGCTCGGCACCGCGCTCCTGGCCACCGACCGGGTGCGATTCGGCGGGGTGACCTACGACGTCGTCGGCGAGGTACGGCGCTGGTCGTCCCCGTCCGGCGCCGTCGCCCACATCGAAGCCGACCTTGAGCGAGTAGAAGGCTGAGACCGCCGTGGCCGAGTACACCGTGTTCGGCGACGCTGAGGCCGCGGTCTGCGACATCCTGCGGGCAAGCCCCCTGGTCGCCGCCTACTCCGGTGCCACCGTCGCCACCGACCTGCTCGGCTACGCCTACCCGGCGCGCCGGTTGCGGGTCACCCGGACCGGCGGCGTACCCACCCTGTGGATGCGCATGGACAACCCGCTCATCGACATCGAGTCGTCGGCCGAGAGCAAGGCCGTCGCCTACGACCTCGCCGCCGCGGCCCGCGCCGCGGTGTTCGCTGCGCGCAGCGCGTTCGTCGGGCACGGGCTGAGCCTGTTCGACGTCGCCGACGTCGCCGGGCCGACGTGGTCACCGGACGCCGCCGACCCGGACGTGTGCCGCTACCTCGTGAAGCTGTCGCTAGTCACCCGACCCGGATAGGAGAGCACCCGTCGTGTCGGTATTCCAGGATCTGCGTGAGCAGCTCGCCGCGGACCTGACGGCGCTCGGTGTTCCGGTGTTCGCGTCGTGGCCCGACCAGATCGCCCTGCCGTGCGTGTACATCATGCCGCCGCTCGGCAGCGTGTACGTGGCCGCCGGGCCCAACTTCCGCGAGTACACGGTCTACACCGACGTCGTGATTTTGACCGACCACGCCGACGTTGTGGCGTCCCTCGCGACGCTGGAAGGACTCCTGGAACTCGCCATAGTCAACTCGATGGATTGGACGTTCGGCGGGGTGGAACCTCCGGCGCCGATCACCGTCACCGAAAGCGGCGCTGACTACCTGGGCACCGTCCTGCACCTGTCCAAGCCCGTAAACCTATAGAGAATCGAGGGATCAGCCATGGCCGCTATCGGTACCCGCAAACTGACTATGACCATCGACGGCGATGACGTCACCGCAGAGGTGAGCACCGCGACGATCACCAGCACGGAGGCGAAGAGCGATTTCGTGTCGTTCGCCGACGCCGCCGCCGGTGGCTCCCGCGAGTACGGGCTCAAGCTGAAGTTCCTTCAGGACGCCACCTCCGCGAGCCTGTGGAACCAGGTGTGGTCGGCGGCCGGTACCGACGTCCCGGTGGTCGTGCGCCCGTACGGCAACGCGGTGCCCACGCCCGAGGAGCCGCACTTCACCGGCACCGCCACGATCAGCGAGCCGGACGGCGACTACCTCGGCGGCGACGCCGACCCGTCGACCTCAGCCCGGTTCGTCACCGAGGTCGCGTGGGTGTTCCTCGACAAGCCCGTCAAGGTCACCGCCTGACCGCTCGGCCGCCTTCAGCTCCTCGTAACGCGTCAGGATCTCGGCCAGCGTCGAGGCCACCGACCCGGACCTGCCGTGCGCCCGTCCCGCGCGGGCGTCGAGGATGCGCATCAACTCCTCGGGAACGTCTTCTGCTCTCATACCCGAACGTTAGTTCCCGGGGGTGCGCTGTGCCGGTCAACGTGGACGGTCTCAAAAAGCTGGTACGTGACCTGGAGAAGGCCGGCGTGCAGGTCGCCGACCTGAAAGTCGCGTTCGGGAGCATCGCCGCCGAGGCCCGATCCCTGGCCGCCGGGTTCGCGCCGCGCCGCTCCGGCCGGCTCGCCGCGAGTATCCGGTCCAGCACCGCGAAGAACTACGCGACCGTCACCGCCGGGGGCGCCCGCGCCCCGTACGCAGGGCCGATCAACTACGGCTGGCCCCGCCGCAACATCACCGGATCCGGGTTCATGCAGAAGGCCGACGCCGCCATCCGACCGCGCGTGCTGCAAGACCTCGTCACCGCCGTCGACCGACTTCTCAGAGAGGCCAACCTGTCATGACCGACCTACCCGCGCGCATCACCGACCTGCCCCTGTCCGCCGCCATCGAAGAGTTGACCGGCTTCGAGGTCATCGGCATTCAGACCCACTTCAAGACCGACTTCTCCGAGCTGGGCGCGGTACGCAGCCTCCTAGGCGCCGTGTGGGCGTACGGCAACCGCGACGGCGCCTCGATGTCCTGGAACGCGGTCAAGGCGCTCACCCTCAAACAGCTCAACGGCATGTTCGCGCCCGAGCCCGAGGACACCGACCCGAGCGACCCGGACAGCGACGTGGGAAAAGGGTTCTAGCTCGGCGCCGCGCTGATCACGCCCTCGCCAACTGGTGTATCGGGACAGGGTTCGGCCCGGACGTCTTCTACCACCTGACCCTGCGTCAGCGCGACGCGTTCGCCGCCGCCGCCAACGAGATAAGCAAGGGCAGGTGACCCCGTCGTGGCATCGACCATCCGCATCTCGATCCTGGCCGACGCCGCGAACGCCATCCGCGGGCTGCGTAACACCGGTCAGGGCGCCGACGGGGCGAGCGCCCGACTGGCCGTGCTGCAGCGTCGCGTCGACGCGGTCAACGGCAAGAAGGTCGACGTCAGCGTCTCGACGCACGGCTTCACCGAGACCGTCGCCGCGATCGTCACCGCCGACCTGGTCCTCGACCGGTTCCGCAAGGGGATGCCCGACCTCTCCCTCGGCCTGACCCGGGTCGCCGACAAGCTCGCCCTGATCGCGGCCGGCGCGCTCGCCGCAACCGCGGCGATGCTGCCCCTCGCCGCGGCTACCCTCGCCGTCGGCGCAGCGGTGGGCGCCGCCGTCCTCGGGATCGGCCTGTTCGCAGCCATCGCCGTGCCGACCCTGCAGACCGTCACCAAGGCCGTCCAGCAGTACAACACCGCGAGCCTCGCCTACGACCAGGCCAAGGCGATCGGTGACACGAAGGCCATGGCCAGCGCGCAGCAGAAGATGGCCGGGATCCTCGGCGCGCTGACCCCGCTGCAGCGCGGCGTCGCCGAGCAGGTCATCGGCATGAACCAGGCGTGGAACGCCCTCTCGGCGTCGCAGGCCCCGATCGTGCTCGCCATCATCTCCAACGCCGTCGGCACCCTGCGCAGCATCCTGCCGAAGCTGACCCCGGCGATCACCGCGGTCGACGACGCGATCCGAGGGATCAGCTCCAGCGCGTTCGCCGGGCTCGCCAAGGCCGTCACGCCGATCGTCAACCTGATCACCAGCCAGGGCGTGCCCGCCCTCAAGAGCCTCGCCGCGATCGTCTTCAACCTGCTCCCGGTCGTGCTGAACCTCGTGACCGCGTTCGCCCCGCTCGGCAACACCATCCTGTCGAGGCTGGCACCGCTGTCCGCCGCCCTGCGCGGGTTCAACTTCGACGGCCTGGCGAAGTCCGCGACGACGCTGCTCCCGCTGGTCGGCACCCTGCTCGGCAACCTCGGCGGCGCCCTGGCCAACCTGGTCAAGGCCGCAGCCCCGCTCGCCGGTCCGGTCCTCGCCGGCCTGGGCGCGATCGCGGGCACCCTCAAGACGGCCTTCGGCGGCCCGGAGATCAAGGTCTTCGTCGCGAACATCGCCAAGATCGTCCCGGCGGTCGCCCCGATCGTCGCGGTCCTGGTCCCCGCCTTCCTGAAGTTCGCCGACATCATCTCCGGCCAGCTCGTGGTGCTGGTGCCGCAGCTCCTGCCGATCGTCAAGCAGCTCGCTAGCGTGTTCGTCAACGTACTCACCGGGCTGTCGCCGCTGCTGCCCGCCCTGCTCGGCCTGATCGGCGTCGTCGCGTCGTTCCTACCCGTGCTGTACCCGCTGATCGTGGCGTTCCGCGACGCGATGATCCCGGTGGTCAACGCGGTGTCCGGCGCCCTGGTCGCGCTCCGGCCGTCCTTCGCCCTCATCGTCGCCGCGCTCAAGACGCTGCTCGCCCCGATCGCGAAGCTGCTGACCTCGATCGTGCCACTGGTGCCGCTGCTGATCGGCGCCCTGGTCCCCGCCTTCATCGTCGTCACCGGCGCCGTCGGGCAGTTCCTGACGATGCTCACGCCGCTGCTCCCGGCGCTCACCCCGATCATCGCGGCCCTCGTGACCGGCCTCACCCCGGTCCTCGCCGCGCTCGGCGCCGTGATGCCGCAGGTCGTCGCCGCCGTCGGCCAGCTCGTGCCGCCGCTGCTGGGGATCGCCGTGGCGCTGCTGCCGATCCTTCCGCCGATCAGCCAGCTCGCCACGGCACTGATCGGCGCGCTGGTCCCGGCCGCGGTAGCGCTGGTGCCCCCGCTCACCGACATCGCCAACGTGATCGCCCAGGCCCTCCCGGGGGCCATCCGGATCCTGCTCCCGGTCTTCTCCACGCTGACCGGCTTCGTGAAGGACCCGGCTTTCCTCCTGCTGGCCGGCACCATCGGCGGGATCGTCCTCGCGGTCAAGGCGTGGGGAGTCGCCCAGAATATCGCCAACGGCGTGATAAAGGCCGCCGCCGAGGTGCAGCGCCTCTACACCCTCGCGGTCAACTCGACGATCCTGGCCAACGCCCGCGCCGCCATCGGCTTCATCGCCGAGAAGGTCGCGCTGGTCGCGTCCAGCATCGCGACCGGGGTGGCCACCGCCGCGCAATGGCTGCTGAACATCGCGCTCGACGCCAACCCGGTCGGGCTGATCATCCTCGCGATAGCGGCGCTGGTAGCCGCATTCGTCCTCGCCTACCAGCATTCCGACACGTTCCGCAAAATCGTCCAGGGCGCCCTGCACGCCGTAGCCGCCGCGTTCGTGTTCCTGTGGGACGGGGCGAAAGCCGTATTCGGTTGGCTCGTCGATCACTGGAAACTGGTCCTCAGCATCATCACCGGCCCGATCGGCGCGATCATCGGATTCGTCGTATCGCACTGGGACACAATCCGGGCGACGATCGTGAACGGCTTCAACGCCGTCGTCAATTTCTTCAGTAGCATTCCCGGTAAGTTCCTGGCCGCCGGGCAGGCGATTATGCAAGGGCTCGTGAACGGTATCGACGCCGGCCTGAACTGGGTACGGGACAAAGTGCGGGGCCTGGGCAACCTGATCCCCGACTGGCTCAAGTCCGTCCTCGGGATCAGCTCGCCCAGCAAGGTCATGGCCGACGTCGGCACGAACATCCTGACCGGCCTGGCCTCCGGTATCACCGCGAAACTGCCACACCTCAAGCGGACCCTCTCCGGCATCGGCGACGTCATCTCCAACGGCCTCGCCGTCACCCCGACCACGGACCTGTCCGGCCTGGCGACCGGCGTGACCGCCTCCATCAAGACGGGCGTCGCCGCCGCCTCGGTGAACCCGGGCACGCTCGCGGTCACCGCCGCCACGACGCCAGCCGCGATGCCCGGTATCACGATCAACATCAACGTCGCACCCGGCGCCGATCCCGCCGAGGCCGGCCGTCAAGCGGTCGCGGCGATCGAGGCGTACCAGCGGCGCACCGGCCGACGCTGGCTGGTCGCCGGGCCGACCGTGGGAGCGACAGCGTGACCGCCGCCTACGACCCGACCCAGCTCGTGCTACGCCGAGCCGCGACCGTCAGCGCGAACCTCGCCGAGGGCTTCACCGTCGGCAAGTCGAAGCTCGGCGTACCCGCCACCGTCTGGGCGACGATCCCGGCCGCGACGGTCACCCTCAACCAGAGCTACACGCCCGACACCACGTTCTACCCGACCCCACCGCCGAAGGGCCCACTGGTCTGCGCGCACACCCTGCTCGTCGAGCAGGAGACCGCCAGCATCGCGCTGTCCTTCTGGGACACGCCCGGGTCGCTGCTGTACGTCGGCGACCGTATCCAACTGCTGTACGCGGGGGAGCTGCTGTTCCTCGGCACCGTCGACTCGACCGCGCTGGCCTACACGATCGACCCGGACGCGAGCCGACACGGGGCAACCCGACGCGTCGACTTCTCCGCTACCGCGGCCGGCACCTACGCCGTGATGATGGGTCGCACCATCACCTGGACGAACCTGCCGAAGGAAACGGCCCTCGCGCGTATCAGCCGTTGGGTCACCGTCCATAACTGGGAAGTCGAAAGCATCCTCTAAAACGGCAGGAACGCGGGGAGCGAACAGTGGCGGACGTCGAGCACTTCTGGCCCGGGAAAAGCGTTGGCGGCCTGCCGTACAGCGTCACCTACGATTCCAGCTTCATCGACGCCCTACCGTACAATGCGGACCCCAACACCGCGGGTTCCTCGTACAAGATTCCCGGCTACGACTCCGGCGCTCCATGGGCGGACACCACCAACCCGGCGAGGTCGATTCTCGACGGCCCGGGGAACGGGCTGATCGTCTGGTCCATCATGGGGACCGGCGATGATGTGGTTTTCGACGCTATGACGACCACCGCCAATCAGGGCGTGGTCGTGTTCCTGCTGCTTCCCGGTCTTACGCCCGGATATCTCAACGAGCGAGGCTGGGTATTCGTCAACAGCACGCCCAACGCGAACACCCACGTAACCTTCCGCCAGAACCTCGCTGCAGGCTCGCTGTACTACCTTGCCGTTTGCTCCTACGGCGGTGTAGCCGGCTCCGACGGGGTC